TTTTAGATAGCCAAACAACTGGGGATGAAGTGATTGCAGATACTTTTGATCCTTTTGAAATTACTGAAAGTGGAGATAGTTTCTTCAATCAAAAATCAGATAAAGTAGATAACATTGATAGTGTGACCTCCCAGGATCAAGAGCCATCAAATGAAGTGCAAAGAGTACGCAATGAGCTAAAACCATTTCCCTCTGTTTTCAATGATAGTGTTGAATCCAGAAAACAATTTCTTATCCAAGAACAGAAATTTCTAAAAGAAGATGATAAAAAAATTAAACAGGATAAAGATCGAAGAGCTATTATAGCAAAACAAGAAGAACTAGAGATCGATAAGATAAGAGAAATACTGGAGCAACCTGGTCCGACAAAAGAAAAAGCAGAATTATTTAATATAAAAAATCCAAGCATAACTAACGTAGTTGCTGGAACTGGAGCTAATACTGGCAAATGGTTAAAGACCGATGTGCCTTTTATTGGCGTAAAAGAAATAACTCCCCTGGAAGCAGCATTAGAAATACAAAGAGCAAACAATTACGTTGCGCCTAACTTTGCTCTAAGTCGTGGGTATGGTCGATTGCAACAATCATTTAATGTATTGCAACAACAAATAGGTCTTAAATCTCCAGAAAAATTTATAAAAACAATGATGGAGCTTGACAGAATATATCCAGATGCACCACCTAATATACAAAAAGGACTAAAGGAAATAAGTGATGCAGACGGATTTTTTGGATCATTAAAAGCAATTGTTAAAAATCCTAATGCTGTATTTTCTGTTGTTGGGGAATCTCTTGCTGTATCACTACCATCTCTAGCGTCATTTGTAGGAACAACTATTGTAGCCGGACCACTTGCTGGAGCTACTTTTGGTGGAGTTGCAACTTTTGGAACGATATTTGGCGATATAATCAGTGAAGAAATAAAATCTTCTGGTGTAAACCCAAATGATGAACAAGCGTTAATGGAACTTATGTCTGACGCAGAATTTTTTAAAAGAGCAAGAACTAGAGCAACAGCATACGCTATACCAATTGCTGTATTTGATGCGTTGTCAATGGGTTTAGCTGGTAAGATCGTAGGTCAAGGAATAGCTAAAAACGCAAGCAGAGCTAATTTAGCTGCAAGAAGTGGAGGGGAAGTTTTACTACAAGGATTTGCTGGTGGTTTTGGGGAAGCAACTGGTCAATTATCAGAAATAGCTGTAGGAAGACAGTTTGGATTTAATTTTAGAGATAGTCTTAATTGGGGCGATATAAACCTAGAATTTTTTGCAGAAATCCCAAGTGGATTTATAGAAGCGCCAGCAAATATTTTGCAAGGGAAAAGCAAGGCAGATAGGAAAGCAGAGCTTGAAGGCAAGATCGAGATGTTTCAGATCATATCGAAAGCATTTGAGCCACCTCAACCAAACTTTACAGCAGAAGATAAGTTTGACCAGATGATAAACGAGCTTAATAAATTAGACCAAAGACCAGTGTTTAATGCTTCTAATTGGGGAAGACCTGGGCAAACAGCAGAGATTTTAGAGGATCAACTTAAAAGAGTAATGCAAGGTTTTTCTCCTAGATTATCAACAGAAAGAGGAGAACCAATAAGCAGAGCTGAAGCAGCCGAAAAAATATTAGAATTTAAACCAGATCTTCTTTTAAACATAACAAGAGAAAAGATACCAGTATGGGAGCGTCAATCAACTGGACAAATGGCAGAGGAAGAATATGAAACCGATGCTAGTATCTTTAAAAATATAAGAGAAGAGGGTGAGCTTAGAAGTAAAGGTAAAATGAATATTGCTACTAAGCTTGATGAACTTCTGAACACTGAGTCAACATCTACTAATATTGTAAATGTGTTCGATATCCAAACAACAATAATGCAGTTAGAAGATTTTTATAAAAAGAAAGTAAAAGAGCTTAATGATTTAGGGTATAAAAGATCAGATCAAGGTGTTCGTAATAACTCTCCACAAGAAGTAATGGAAATAATGGACGAAATTGGTTCAGCATATTTAAACGTGGATATGCTGGTTACAAAAGCAGTAGATGCCTTGAGAGGTTATAAAGACACATCAACAAATCCAAAATTTACAAGACTAAAAAGAATTGACGAAATTCTGCAAGAATCAAAAGAGTTAATGGGCATTGTTCCAATTTCTTCTGCAAAGAAAAAAAGAGAAGAAGAATTTAAAAAGAAAGCAAGAGATTTAGACAATAGATATCAAAATGCTGAAGACGTAATGATGTCTAAAAGAAATATTAAAAACGAATCAATAAGTCGTGATCTTGAAATGGAAACATTAAACGAGATCCAAACTCCTGGAAGTGAAAGGTATTATTCTGCAAGAACTATTATTGTTGATTTAGACGATCTAAAACAAGCAACTGGGGTTTTACAGCCTAGAGATAGGTCAACAAAAGAATCGCAATTAGAGTTAAATAGAAGAGCTAGTCCAGAAATATTTAACCCCAAAAGACTTCTTGAAAGTCCTACAACTGGAGATGGCGCACCATTAATTGCTACTGAGGGAACAGTTATATCTGGTAACGGAAGAGTTCTTACTCTCGAAAAGGTTTATGAAAAAAAAGGAGAATCGTTAGACAAATACAATGCTGAAGTAAGAAACTTTCTAAAAAGTAAGGGTTTGTCAGATAACAGCATAGAATTTAAATTAGGTAAATTTAAAAAACCAGTTATTGTAAGGCAATTAGCAGATAAAAATATTACAATTGATGAATTAGTACAATTTACTGATTTAGCGAACAGGTCAGAGCAAGCCGTTATGTCTGCTAGTGAAGTGGCAAGAAGAGATGCTCAAGCTATGTCACAATCTTTGGTTAATCTATATGCTGGTGGAGATCTTACAAGTCAGAATAATAGACCTTTTGTAACGCAATTCCAGGAACAAGTGCTTTCTGATACAGAACAAGGCGAATTTACAAAGAACGGACAACTTACAAAACAAGCCGTAGATAGAATGAAATCAGCTATATTGGCAAAAGCTTTTACTGATTTCGATGCGCTATCATTAATGCTGGAAAGCCAGGACAACAATATAAAAGCAATCAGCAATGCTTTTATAACGGCAGCTCCAAAGATGGCACAGTTAAAAGCTGATATAGAAGCTGGTATTATCAAACCAGAATTTGATATATCTGCTGATTTATCAAGGATGGCGAGAAAAATATCAGATCTAAGAGAAAACAATACATCCTTACAAGATTATTTTAATCAGAAAGATGCCTTTGCAGAGCCAGATCCAATAGTTGATGCGTTAATGGTGGCTTTTTATAACGATAACTTTACTAGGGCAAGATCACAGAAGTTTATGGAGCAGTTTCTAGATTTTTACATAGAAGAAGCAAGCCAGAAAACAAAAGAGGGATTATTTGAGGACACAACAACACCGACACAGTTGATTGATGTAGCAAGAAGAAAAACATTACAGGAAAGAGGACAAGATGACACGACAGACCAAGCAACGCTCTTCGGTACAGACACAGAAACAACAAGCAGTGAGCCAAGCACTCAAGAGGGTGGCGAACAAACTAAAGTGGACGGAAGCGAGGGAGGGGGCGATGTTGCTGGACAGATCGATCAAGAACCTCCCAAGAAACAACCAGGGCAAAGGATAGTACAAAAACCTTTCCCTGGTAAAGAGTTTGTATCAGAGGAAAACATAGTAGAGTTTATTAGAGCAGAACTAGCTAAGATACCAAATGCACAAATGATTAAAGAGGGCGATAACCCACAATCGTTAGAGGGCAATTCATGGATGTTGACAGATCCAGAAGGAAAGCTTCCTCCGTTAGTAGGTAACTTTAAATCATTTAGCAGAGAAATGATGGGTAAAGGTTTCAGCCGTAGACAAGTTGTATTAGAGGTATCTAAAGAGCAATCTACTTCTAATTTTGAATCAAAATATAGACGAGGTAAAGGGTATGAAGAAATAGAATTTCTTAATGAGAGATTAGAAAAACAGTTGGTTGCTGCTATTGATGAAAAAGGTAGATCTGAATATTTGGAAAGAGTTAGAAGAGGTGTTCCAACAAAACGTCCACCAAAAATTGAGGGGTTTCCAGAACCAAATGAAAATGGTGTTTACAAGAAAGATGATGTAAAGCCAGAAAATAGATACGAAACAAAATTACCTGGAAGTAATTACGCAAGTGCTGAATTTTTGGCATTAGAGATTGCTCCAGGTCAATGGGTCGGATCTTTTGATATACAGCTACAAGATCAATCAGCTAGTGTTCCGTTATCTTCAGATGCGATAACCTTTAGGTCAAAAGAAGAAACAATAAAAATACAATTAGATAGAATTTCAAGCGCATTAGAAGAAAGATCAGACGATACTGCTGTTGTTAAAAAACAAAGAGAAGCATTAAGAAAATTTTTTAAGGACGTTCGTAATGATATTGGAAAAGGAGATTCACCAAGTCTTAACATAGATATGCAAGGAGAAGCAATTGCCGACACCACCCCCAGGGAAGACTCACAAGACGATCCCATCTTGGATCAGACAGCTCCGAGGTTTACAACCAACAAAGAAGAAGTCGTTGGATCGACAAGAGGAGCAGAAGAAGGAACGAGAATATATAAGGAAATGCAAACACTAAGACAATCTGTGTTTCAGCAAGCCTTTAGAGATGCCAGTTCATACTTAGAGCAGTATAAAGATATTACTCCAGATATAGCTACGAATTTTGAACCAAAAAGACAGTTTAAAATTTTATCAGATCTGATGAAAAAGAAATTTGGATTTACTTATGTTGAAAAGGGCGATCTCACTACCTATAATGCTGTTCAATCATTGCTTGATGCCTATAGAAACTTGCAGTTCATGGCACACTCTTTAGGTCTACCTAACCAATCTATGTCCCTGGAGGGAGAAATTGGATTAATTCTTCCAACAAATGCTAATAAATACAACGCAGCATATATGCCAAAAGCACAAGGTACGCGACAGACTTTTAAAGAACAAGATGTAAAAGAAGTTACTGCACCAGCAATAATTATGCCCAGAAGAAGTAACAGTTTTGCCCATGAGTGGGGTCATGCTTTAGATTGGTATATTATGGAACGTATGAGTCCAGATTGGCATGAGGGTATTACTGGACGAATTAAAGGTATGGGAGAAAACCCAAAACCTTGGATGGATACAGCACCAAAACAAATAAAAGAAGCTTTTGCTGATCTAATGAACGCTATGTTTTTTGATAAAGCTGAGTTTTCTGCAAGAATTATGGACATCGAGCAAAAGATAGCAAAGCTTGAAGTTAAGAAAAGAACACCGAACCAAGACAAAGAGTTAGAAACGCTCAGAGAAAGATTACGCAAAGCCGTAGAAGAGGGAAGCGCAAGGCTTAAAGTTAAGAAATCACAATACAAAGTAGATACAGAAACATTTAGCCAGGCAAAGTATTGGTCTAAACCAACAGAAATGTTTGCAAGAGCTTTTGAAGCATATGTATCGCACCAGATAACAGCAAGACAGGGAACAACAGAGTTTGTTTCTAAGTCTGATGAAGCATATCAGCTTACTATAGACGAAGTGTCTGGTGCTGATGAACGCCTTGCTCTTACATACCCTAAAGGGGAAACCAGAGATAATATATTCCTAGCAATGGATAGATTGATGGAAGCTATTAGATCTCAGTTTCATAACGATGTGGCAGAAAGACCTGGGGATTATGACATGATCGATCAACGGATAGATTTCGCTGGTCAAATAACATCTGGCATGAACAAGCGTGTGACAAGTGAGATTATCAAAGCACAAAAAGCAGATATGCAAGCAGCAAAAGTTCAAAAAGAAAGAGAAAAAGAACGCCCTATTCGATATGAAGATTTAGGCACTGGAATATTAGCAAAAGGCAAAAGAACTATGAGGTCTATAGAAGACCAAGTTTTAAATAATGTTCTCTACACTAAAAGAGGAGTTGCGTTCCGTATTGCTGATAGGTACGGAAGACACCCAAGTTTGAATAGGGAAAGAACAGAAGAGATAAACCAAGAACTAAAGAAAAACAAAAACCTTACGCCTTTACAAAAAGAAGAATTACGCAAAGAAAGAGATAGTCTTAATACTAAAAACAAGCAACAAGTCAGAAATATATTAGAAAATATCATACGGAGGGTTGCTACTGATCCAGGAGGTAAAAGAAGAACATTCTCTGGAGGTGTTTTTGAAGAAGCTATAAGAATTAACGGACGAAGATTTGCCACTCGGTATCAACAAATAATTAATAAATATCGGCTAGGAACTTTGACTAAAGACGAAGATATGCAACTAAGGTTGCTACTTACTGCTGATAGTGAAGTGCAAAGAAAAGCATTAGAGGGTCAAGTGCCATCAAGATTGATTAAGGCTGCTGCTGATATACGAAACAAAATGCTAAATCCAATGTACGATTATGCAAGGAAAGCTGGCATACCATTGAACTATCTGGATGATGGTAGCTATATGCCACGAATACTTGACAAGGTTCTTGTTTTTAGCAGAGAAAAAGATTTTCTTTATGGATCTGGGGAAAACGATACTGCACAAAATCCAAGTATGAAAAGAGGTGCGTATGGATTGTACCACCAGGTTATATACGTTAATGAAGTGGGAACTCTTAATGTAGGAGATATAGATCAAGCGCAAGATCTTATCAATATGTCCAGGAGAACAAAACTAAGAGATGATCCAAAAATGGAAGCTCTTAAACCTCAGTTAGATGAATTTGATGATGCTGTGAAAGCAATAAAACTAGCCGAAAGAATGAAAAAAGAAGCAGAACAGCGAAACAAATCAAAAAAAGAGGGAGAATCATTAGAGTCAACAGAGCAATTCGACACCGAAATAGAACAAGCGAAACAAACTATCGAAGAAATGCACGAAGATATATACAATGCAATAAGACCTATTTTTGCAGATGTTTCAGCGCGTGATTGGTTTTTGCGTTTACACTTGTCTACTGGTCAAGACCTTTACGCACATACACCACAAAACTCTTTTATGAAACAAAGAAAACTGCCTAAAGAAGCAGACAGTTTTATGGTTGAATTTTACGAAAGTGCTGTTGATTCTATTAACACATACATACCAGCGATTGTTCGCAAAGTAGAAACAGATATTAGATTCGGCAATCGGCACGTTCCAAAAGGCGAAAGAAGAAATGAAGAAACTGGTCAAGTTCACGACTATCTTAGCTATTCTATGGCAAAAGCAAGGCAACTTGGCATGGATCATGTTGATGCCGAAAAGTTCGAGCTTGTTATTAATACAATATTAGGAAGAGCTAATATTGCTAAAGACACAAGTTTTAACAGAGGTCTTAACAAGATTCATGCTTTTGGTACTATGGCGTTATTACCCAGGGCTGTGATGTCATCTCTTGCTGAACCTCTTGCCATTGGAATAACTACTGGCAGTGTGCAAAAATCAATTCAAAACGTCTATACACTGTTTGATGGTGCTTATGGAATGATTAACAATGACGCAAAAGAAAGAACATTATTCTTTAGACAATTATCAAACATACTGGGAGTTGTTGATGAGCCTACAGTTGGCGAAATGGTAGCCAATAGACTAGGTGGAACAATGGCTGAAGATCCAAAAATGAACGCTATGGTTAATAGATTTTTTGTAAGAACAAAATTACAAGGTTTAACTAATGCACAGAGAAGATCATCTATGCGTGTATGGTTGCAGTTTATGACAGAGCTATCACACGAATACAGAGCAGAGGGAACAAAGCCACAGAGAAAAAACGCTATAGAAAACATATTTGCTGATATGGGTATTTCTAAAAAATCAATGGATCAGTTTACAGGATTTATGGCTGAGTCCAAAGATGCAAAATTTAAAGCTCCAAACCTAGAAGATATAATGGAAGCAAACGGAGAGCTATCTGACATGGGAAGTCTTTTAGCAACAGCTATGAATAGAGCTGTAAGTATGACAATACAAGATCCAATGATAGTAGATAGACCTATGTATGCAGAACATCCACTTGGCAGATTGATTTTTGGGATACAATCTTTTATGAACGCTATGACAAGAAATATTCTTATAGCATCAGCAAAAAAAGTAGCTAGAGAAACAAAAGAAAGTGGTTACGCTAGTGGCGCTCAAATGCTGGCAATCCAAATGTTGCCCAACTTTTTATTGTTCTATAGTGGTCATTTCTTAATAAGCACTTTGCGTGAATATTTATTTAACCATGACGCTATTGAAAGAGAAAAAGAAGAAGATAATTTAGAAGGATACTTGCTTGAGATTGCTTTACTAAGATCTGGTTTAACTGGTAAGTTTGATCCTTTTATCAATATGTATAAATCATTGCGTTATGAAGCAGACGTAAAAACAGTTCTTGTAGGTGCTTCGTTATCTTATTATGCAAGAGCAGCGCAAAGAATTTTCGGTTTGTACGCTAAAAATTCAGAAAATACTGTTGCTGCCGAATACCAGGCTCTTCGTGGATTCTATGATATCTTTGCAACTACTGGAATATCCATATTGACGGCAATGCCTGGGCTTGGTCCGATAGGTGGAACGGCTGCTGGAGCTTTGTCTATGTATGCTTCTAGTCCAGAAGTTAAACATTATCTAATTAGAGAAGCTATTAACTTGGCTTACGGAGAAAGATACTATCCAGGAAGAAAACAAAAGAAAGAAAATTGGGCGAAAAAGTAACACATAAAAAGAAACATCTTCGTTACACAAAAGAAGAAATTGCTAGAATAATGAAAGCAATTAAAGAAAATATCAAAACAGAAATCATTTCAATCGATAGTTTTAATAATAAAAAACAAAAGCAAAAAGAAAAATAACTGATAAACAAGTACTAAAACTAAGCTTTTTAATTGTTTACATATGCTGGTTTCTAAATGATCCGTTAGCTATCATAGAATTGTATTACAATCTATGGCAGTTCTTTTATCCATAATATTTGTCTGCTTACCAATAGACTCCAGTTTTTTTAGCAGTACGGAGTTTTTTACTGGTTAAAATATTTCTGATGTGTATATTAGAAGAATAACAAATAAGGTAATTTTATGAATATTGAAATAAATGCAAAAAAAGTTGTCTATGATTTTGGTGGAATGACGCAAACTGCACGTTTATTAAGAGATCATGGAGTCACAATTACCAGAGATGCAGTAGATAAATGGCGTAGAGCAAAGCGTATTCCTCTATTTCACTTTGCTAGATTGGCTCTTATAGCCAAAGAACGTGGTCAAAGATTCGATATTTATGACTACATTGTAGAAATCGAGCAAGAAAAATGAGCGTTTGGGGTATAGATCCTGGTATTAATGGTGCATTAGTGCATTTTAATCCACAAGAGGGCGAGATCGATATACATGATATGCCTATAATGGAGGTTCGTGGAAAGAAAACTGTATCTCCTAACCTTGTTGCTCAGATCTTAAAACAACATCAATCCCCAGCGTACATAGAAAGAGTAGGGGCTATGCCAGGTCAAGGCGTAACATCAATGTTTAATTTCGGCAAGGGTTACGGAATAGTTTTAGGTGTTCTTGCTGGTCTGGAGTACCCTATCAATACTGTTAATCCATTAGAATGGCAGAGAAAAGTTTCTATGCCTAAAGGCAAGGACGGATCGAGGGAAAGAGCGTGTCAACTTGCCCCTAATTACTCCCAATTCTTTGCAAGAAAGAAAGACAATGGCAGAAGTGATGCTTATTTAATAGCATACTATGGTTTTTCTTTTGCTGATAACATATGATAATTAAATGAACGGATTTAAGTTACATAAATTAAAGAATGTAAGTGCTTCACAAGTGGCTAAATTTAGAAGCGCACCAAGCGCATGGGCTTGTGAAAAGCTAGGTAATGTTAGATTCCCAGCATCCTATCCACTTATTCAAGGCTCTGCTGTAGAACTAGGAGTTGAGTTTGGTGTGTTTAACAAGGATGTAAAGATAGATGATTGTGTAAGAGTAGCTTTAAATTACTTTAAAAAGAACACGATGCTTATGAAAGACGTTGCTGAAGAACGTGAAAAACGCACACCAATAATCACACGCATGGTACAAGCTGGAATTGAACAGCTTAGACCTTTAGGCGTTCCATCAGATCCACCAGAGGGTAGCAGACAGCATCAGATAAAAATACCAGTTCGATTTGCTAAAGGTAACGATGGGACTATAGATTGCCTGGGATACTTAGATTTCTATTACCCAGATTTAAATCTTATTGTTGATTTAAAAACGTCTAAAAATGCTCCTAGAGGTTGGTCTTTGGCGCATGGAATCCAAGCATCTGTCTACCAAAGAGCAATAGCATCAACAACTGGAACAGTGCCAGAAGTTAAATTTCTATATGTTTTATCAAGACAAAAAGATCCTTGGTTGTGGTTAGATCTGGATGATTCTTCTTACTATTTGGAAAGCTTTAAACAAACTGTATGTCAAATGGAGAAGTTTCTACGTCTATCCAGTAATGCACAAGATCTTATTGCAGCTCTTCCTTATGATCCAGATAGCTTTTATTGGAACGATGCCCAAGAAATTGCAACGAAATTTTACGGCTAGGAGAGCTATACTTGGAACAGAAGTCGATCAAGAAACACGATGCACTCACTCTACTCTTTGGTGGAACGTACTTTTTCAAGCACTTGTTGACTCAACAAACCTGGAGAATCCAAACGTCACAAGAGCAAATCATGCAAAAGAAGCTATTAAATGGATATTCGAAAATAGAAAAGATTTTGAAACTGTCTGTGGTCTTTCTGGCTTTGATCCGGACTATTTCAGAACTCGTGCTAAGAAATTCATCAAGGCACGATATTCAGCCGAACTCCTCGGCTCGGTGTTCGCCACACGCCGAAAGAATTTGTGGCGATATAATAAATCAAAGGAGATTTAAATTATGCCATTACAAATTTTAAACACATCATCTGGAAATGCTTTTGTCCGATATTCGATAGAAGATAATATGTGGCTTATGTCAACGCCAGAGGGAGAACCTAGGGACGTTACAGACGCTATTATGTCAAATCCAATATATATTGATATTGCTAATATACAAATGGGCTGGTTGAAGTTACAGGGTGGAAGAGATTGGGTCATTTGGGAAAATAATGATGCGTCCTCTGCTCCAAAACCATCTGAAGCACATAAACAAGGTTTTTCTGTATTTATGTATAGCAAGAAGGTTTTTGGCGAAGATGAACCACAAAGAGAATTTTGTTCTAGCCAAGTAGGTATGCTTGAATTTGTTAAAAAAATATATGATGAACTGGAAGACAGTTTTGAAGATGGAAAAGCAGCCGTTATACAAATTACTGGCGCAACAAGAGTTAAAATAGGTAGGGGTAGTAGTAGAATACCAACATATAAATTCATGGGAATGAACACCAGCCCTATTGAAATTGATGAACCAATACCACAGGAAACTCAAAAGGTTATGCCTACTGTCGAACACGCTACTGAGTCTGCTCCAGTAGCGAGTACCACTAAATCTGATGACGTTAATTTTGACGAAATCTAAGTGGTTACTAGGGAGGAGGTTTTAATCCTTACCTCCTCCTCTTTTTTTGAGGGCAGAAAATGATAGAAAAAACAAAATCGCAATGGGCAAAATACTGGGCAGATAAGGGTTTTAGTGTCATCCCAGTACACTATGTTAAAGAAGATGGAAGCTGTAGCTGTGCTATGGGCAAAGCGTGTCCAAGTCCAGGTAAGCATCCAGCGCATACAAAATGGAAAATATATCAAGATAAGAAAGCTGATGAACACACTTTGGATATGTGGTTCAAAGGTCGGTTTGAGAAATATAATATTGGAGTCGTTACTGGTAAAGTCAGCAATAATATTTTTGTTGTTGATGTAGACGTTGGCGATGGTAAAGATGGGGACGATAGCCTTAATACTTTGCAGTTAAATAATGATGATTTACCAGAAACATTAGAACAAATTACTGGATCTGGAGGTAGGCATTATTTCTTTCAAGCTCCAGAAAACCATCAAATACATACTGGTGCAAACACTCTGGGATCTGGTATAGATACTAGGGGCGAGGGTGGATTTGTTGTCGTTGCACCAAGTATTCACAAATCTGGTGGCACATATAATCTTGTAGAGCAAGAAACTGTAGTACATACAAGTCCAAATTGGCTTGCAGATTTATCTAGTGAAAGTCATTTCCAAACGAATGGAACTGGAAATGGACTCAATGGTGCTGTAAAAGATAGATGGGGCGATCTGGTTGATGGTCGAGAATCTTATATGGTTACTGTTATACTGGGATCTATAAGAACATGGTACGCAACAAAAGGCAATCTGCCTACATTACAAGAATTAGTAGATGAAGCGTATCCAACATACGAAATGAGAGCAAAAGCAAGAGGAGATAACTTAGATCAAGATGGTCGAGGTTTGGATCTTTTTACTTATAAATGCAAATATCAGCTAAAACGTGCCAAGAATGACCAGTTAAAGATACTGCATAATGTTGTTCCTGGATCAGAAGATTCGTTGCCGAATGGTCTATCCTCCCCTAGTGCAACGGATAGAGAGGGGGGAAGTCAGTCTGCCCAAACAAAATCCCCCCTCGTCATAGCTGATTGGGGCGTTAAAAGATTTATTGGCGAAGCACCAGAACAAGAATGGCTTATAGAAAACATACTGCCAAGAGGTATACCAGGACTCATTGCAGCAATAGGTGGGCTAGGTAAGTCTTATATAATGCTTGATCTGGCTATGAAAGTTGCTGGAGGAGATCGAGGGATGCACCAAGAAACAGCTTTAGGAGGTAAGGTTGTTAAGAATGGTAAGGTTGTTTTCCTGGGGGCTGAAGATAGTGCCAACAGTTTGCATAGACGTATACAGAATATAGCTGGAGTCAACTTACTGGATCGTGCTAATGGAAACTTATTTGTTGTGCCTATGCCAGACGCTGGAGGAGTCGTACCATTTATACAAAGTGTGATGGGTCAGTACACCAGTACCATCCAGTACGAGAATATTAAGAAGCAACTTGTAGATATGGATAACCTATCTTTGGTTATTATCGATCCATTACAGGCGTTTGCTCACGCTGATATCAATACAGATCCAGCAGCAGCTCAGTTTTTTTGGTCTGAAATGGCTGAATTATGCTCTGTAACTGGTGCTAACGTGCTTGTTGCCCATCATATGCGTAAAGAGGGTACGTTTAATATAAAGAAATCTGTGCAAGCTAGAGAGTCAATACGAGGTACAACAGCATTAGTCGATGGCGCAAGATGGGTTTATGGACTCTGGCAAATGCCAGAAAGTGAAGAAATAGTTGTAGCGCAGAAACTTGGTTTTGAGTCTGGTATCGGTAATTGTGTAATGGGTGGAATAGTAAAGGTCAACGATCAAGCCGATAACAGTACAAGAGCGTTTGTAAGAGATGAAAATGGACTCCTTGTAGACAGAACAATGGAGGTAGATCATATACTGGTTGCGTCAGCGAAGCTCGATAAACACCAAACAGCAACAATATTTGATGAAATAGAGAAGCGATGGGGAACGGAAGAACCATTCTCCCTGGCTATGAATACGCATAGATCATTGAAAGCATATCTTGTTAAAGAGTATGGTATGCCGAAACGATCAGCAAGTGGGTATGTCGATGCGTGGATGGATCAAGGATTCATAGAAAATCAAGTCCATACAGCAAAGACGAAAGTAAAAGGTATTCGTGTAATTAAAAAACCAGATCAACCAAATTGGGGATGAGTATGACAGAAACATTTAAATTAAGAAAATACCGAACCACTATCTATGAACACACTTGTTCAGATTGTGGTGAGGTTATCGATTTCAAAGCTGGATCACGCCAGGGATACAAAAAGGACGGCAAAAATATATGTTCTTTTTGTCATAAAGGTAGACGCATAACTAAGCCTACCGATCCTGGGGATTATGAGGGAACACCAGTTTAATGCTGAAAATCATTACATATACTATGTATTTTATAACAGTAACAGATATCGAAGATCCAAAACTAGAGGTACATAGGTTAGCATTTGACAATCATGCCGAGTGTGTAGCGTTTGCAAAGCAGATAAATCAGATCAGAGATCCTATTGTCAGAAAGAAAAACTGTCGTAGCGTACACTCATTTTACTGGAATCTACCATGAGAGATAAAATAGATAGAGTACAAGAAGCTTTAACAAGATGGGCGTACCTGGAACTAAAAGATATGGATGAAAGAAATGCTCCAGAGGAAGTTAAACAAAGAAGAAAATACCATCTCAAAGTATTCAATGAGTTTAATGAAATAATTAAATGTGTCTGGAATGGCGAAACAGATATGCACCCAGAATGGGTTAATTATAAAGTTTGGGATCACATTTTCGGCACTTCCGTTAGCGAAAGTGAAAGGGGGGAAGACGCAAAAAAGGCGAAAGTAAAGGGGGTCAATGCCCCAAAAAGGCGAAAGTAATGTGTTATACAGCTTTAAAAATACAAGAAAGTACAGGAATTTGGGCGAAAGTAACGGCGAAAGTAATCCCCTTATACCCCATAGTATTACTTTCGCTAAACGAAAAGTGTAATACATATGGAGTCTAGGATATGAGATCGAACAGAAATAGATACAGCGATATCAAAAAGATTAATAATTATAATACTAAGCTGGAATCTAAAAATAAGAGGTACGAAGTACATGAAGCAATAGTTGCTACCCTGGAGGATGTGGCTCTTAGACTCGTCCAAAGATGGGGAAAAGGTAAGCTAGAAAGATTAGCTTCTCCTCAATTAGCTGTTGCCTTCCAGCAAGCTAAACAGAACTATGAAAATGCAACACTAGAAAATGATGTGAATTACATAGCTCAGAAAGCAAGGAATCTTATACAAGGTTGGCAAGCATTAGAGAAGTACGCTAAACAGCAAGGACATAAACCAGAGCCATCAAAGATCTGGTACGCAATCGCCCCAATAGAACTAAATGCTTTTACTTACGCAATCGTAAGAGAATCTTCTGATAGGCAATTTGTCGATAAAGAATCAGCCGATAGAGTCTACACAATTGACGAAGTTGCATGGATTCTTCACTCATTTGAGAAAAACAATAAGGCAGCAACCGAGGTAAAAGATTTATTCTCTGGGTCGGAGATCGTGAGTATTGGTACTGGAGAGTATGATAAGTATGGAAAAGAAATAATTAAAGGTGCAAAGAAAAATGAAAAACAAGAAGACAGATACGCAGACCTTGATGACGAAATCCCCTTTTGAAAAGGTTAGCTATAGAGCAAAATTTCTTCAACAAGTAGAGGAATTAATCTGTAATGAGCGCAATAAATCTTATGGAGAGCCTTACAAAAATATGGATACTACAGCAAAAATTATGCAAGCGTACCTGGGTAATAGGACTGGAGATTCAATAGCAGCAAGTGATGTTGCTATTTTTGGAGTCATATTAAAATTAGGAAGATTAGCAAAAGATCCAGAACATTTGGATTCCTTGCTCGATATAGCTGGATATATCGCTATTGCTTATGAATGTGTAATGAAAAAAATAGAAGAGGGATCTGGGGACGCTGGAGCATCCCCAGAAAATTAAATTTATACTTCCAGTTCTGTTGTTGGCAATCTGTTGAAGTCTTCAATATCCATATCAAGCCAGAAACGTCCTTTGCCGTAATCAATCTCGGCTCTTATTTCATGGTCATTATGGATAAAGTGCATCCCTATAGGATACTTAACGCCATCAGACAAAATTTCTTTGTATGCCCTGGGGTATATTGAACGATTTTTATTAAGCTTAATTGCTTTGTTATTTATTCGTACAATGTCCTTTTTTGTCATATAAGTTACTTTCATCTTTGTAGCTCCTCTGCATTTAAAAATTCTAGCTCATAAGAGCCCTTATAAAGCACAGCGCGTTTAATACACTTACCATCTACATAGAAACGGAACTCTTTATCTCCGTTTTCGTTTTCTCTGTGGGTGGTCGAGTGATCTAAAAATTTATGGCTATTCCTGGATGACGTTCCGACTCTTACCGATACATCCCCAGTGTTTTTAACTCCATAGCTTTTTTTAGAATTATAGATACACGCTGTAATTATATTCCAGATCGGATATTGTCTACTCATTTTGCTACCTCATTTCCTTTGATCTGGTTTACCTCACATTTGTATAATATTTCGTAATATACAGGATCGTCTTTATTAAGCCTTTCTTTCGCTGGTGTAAGGTCTTCTTCATCGAAAGAAAAAGGTAACAATTGATAAAGTAATTTATCTAAGTATTTCCTGGATGGCTTTTTGTCGAATAGCTCAACAAAATCTTCCTCGCCAGCTTCCCTGTACTGGAAAACCCAAATTTTCTTTTTCATGTTATAATCCTTTTGTTAATAAGTAGGACAAAAAACATAAACCAATTACCCCACTCACAATTAATAAGTCTGCTATTATTTTCAAATTTCTGCTCCTATCAGACTAAATGGTACTGCCATCATCAGTTATTATTGACCATCAATAATA